GGGCTGCGCCGCACCTTGCAGGCACTTGCAGGGACTACGGGTTTTCAAGTTTGGGTGGTGCGCGGCGACACGGACAACGGGCTACGCATCGGACGGTTTTACTCGGTGCCACCTTTCGGCAAACCAAGGTTGTTAGGCGAAGGCATGGATGAGTTTATTGCGGTGTACCGGCTGTGGTACGAGTACGCCGACGGGTCTTTCTGATGCGCTACGCCGCACGCCGGGATGCGAACGATGCCGCCATCACCGCAGCCGTGAGAGCGGCGGGGTTTACGGTGTACGATTTGGGGCAGGCAGGTCAGGGCGTACCCGATAAACTAATCACCGCCCCCGGCTTCGCGGCGTTCCTCGAAATCAAGACCCCGACGGGAAAACTGCGAAGGGGTCAAGAACGCTTCCAGATGGCGTTTGAGCCTTTGGGGATGTGGTACCTAGCCCGTGACCCTGCCGAAACGGTTGCGTGGCTTCAGGCGCGGCTGACGACAACCCAGAAGCCTTGACCCATGAGTTGATGGTGCTGGAGGTGGTGGATGTGGAACCGCTCACAGAGGCGGGGGAGCCACCACCGCGCAGGTTCTTGGATGAGGTGGGCGTTCCTGCCGTCCGAAAGGGTCTTGCCAGCCGCCCCGGTGTGGACGGACAGGAAGCCGATGCGCGGCATGATACGGGCAAGGTCATCCAATACCGCGTCGAGCCGGTCGGGTTCAATGTGTTCTAGGACATCAATGCAGCAAACCATATCGGCTTCCTGCGGGTCGCCGTACTCTGGGAAGGCTGGGTCATAGGGTCGGTAATCAAACTCCAGCCCTGCGCCCTGTAGGGCGGTCTGGAGGTGCTTCTTGCCAGCACCGTAGTCGGAAATTGACCGGATAGAGTTATCCACAGCCAGTTTGGCGACGAGAGGCGCAAAGGCGAGGGAGGCTACCCCGTAAGCAGGATTTGTGTGCAGTTCGACCTGCTGTGCGCGGTACTCGTCGGAGATAGTAGTCATGCTTGCAACTCTCTGTGGGAGGAGTAGCATTATCGTACCATGGCGAAGCCAAAACCGTCGCGGTATGCTGCCGCGCTGCAATACCTCCAGCAGATGCGCGACCGTGCTAGCGAGTTTGTTAACACGCCGGGAACGGCGCGGCCCGACGAATATCAAGAACGGTTTGGATTAGCCGGTGATGCGGTGCCGTCGCTTGCTCAATCAAGCCAAGCAGCGGCAGCATTTGGGCGTGGTGCAAGCCGTGCGCCGTATCGAATCCTTGGAGCGCCTGTAGACATTTCGGCGCTTGGTATGTCTGCGGCTGGCTATCCGACAGAAACCCCCGTTGGCGGTTCAGATTGGATGATTGACCAAGCCGCGAGAGCAGGACTTGCTTACCCGCGTACAGATAATGCGATGGAAGCGATTGGCGATGTTGCAGCCAGTTTTGTAAACCCAGTTGGCCCTGCAACACGCATCGGAACCACCATTGAAAGAGGCGTTGAATATGCAAAGTCAATCCCCGGATTTGAGTCACTTGGACGACCCGGAAGAAATCGCAGCATGGCAGAAGCACAGAGAGCGGCTACGCGGGCAGCAGGTGGCACGCCTGCCCTCATCGGCACCCCAACAGAACCCCTCTCCGTTGCCGGTCGCACCTATGTTGCCTCCCCTTACAAAAAAGCCATAAAGACTGCGGAAAGTTACGCATCACGCCGGGGAACTTCTTACGCCCCACCGAAAACCTTTAGAAAGGTAATTCCCGAACGAGCAACTAAAATTGCCGCCGCTTACGATGCGATGCCACACGCCCCGAACGACCCAAAGGTTAAGGCAGCATACGATGCGATGATTGACGAAACGCTTGACCAGTGGAACGAGATTAAAAAATCCGGTCTAAAGGTCGAGTTTATTCGCCCCGATATGCAAGACCCGTATGCGAAAAGCCCTCGCGCCGCAATCATGGATGTGCGCGACAACAATCACTTGTGGGTGTTTCCAACTGAGAGCGGATTTGGCAGTGCAAAAAGCGCCGATGTAGATATTAGCGGCAATCCGTTACTTCGCAAAACAGGCGAGGTTATTGACGGTGTACCGGTTACCGCAAACGATATATTCCGCATCGTTCACGACTACTTCGGGCATCTTAAATATGGGCACGGGTTTCGCGCAGACGGAGAAGAAAACGCTTGGCGAGCGCACTTGGCTATGTACAGCCCATTGGCTCGTAAGGCGGTAACTTCGGAAACACGGGGGCAAAACAGTTGGGTTAACTACGGCCCGTATGGTGAACAGAACCGCAAAGCAAGTGCTGCCGACACGATATATGCTCCGCAAAAAACCGGCTTGCTCCCTGATTGGGTTATGGAAGAAGGTTTGGCAGATGAGTTCTACCCAGAAACACCGCTACGGTTGCCGCCCACCAAAATTGCAGCAGGGTTAACTCTGTACGGGCAAGGACAGCAAGAGCGTAAGTAACAGAAGTAAACTGTTTCATCAGATAAACAATCACGATATATTAACCACGGTATGCCAGCAGGTCGCCCCAAAGGAAGCCCAAACAAGTCAACCCAAGCAGCGAGGGAGGCCATCTCTCGTTTCGTAGACGGCAACGCAGACCGCTTGCAGGGCTGGCTCGACGAGATACACCAAGAGAAGGGCGCAGAGGCGGCGTTCAAGTGCTTCAGCGACTTACTCGAATACCATGTGCCGAAACTCGCACGGCACGAACACAGCGGCCCAGACGGCAGCAAGATTGAGATTGAGGCAACTTGGGGCAAGCCCGAGTGAAGCAGCGGGTAGAACTCCCGTATCGCCCTAGACGGGCCTTCATGCCTTTCCACGACCGCACAAAGCGGTGGGCCTGCCTCGTCGCGCATCGTCGTGCTGGCAAGACTGTCGCAGCGGTTAACGACATCATCCGCGCAGCCTTCATGTACCGGGGGCCAAATGGCCTCTTCGGGTATGTCGCCCCATACCAGAACCAAGCACGCCGCGTTGCGTTCGATTATTTTAAGCACTACGCCGCACCGCTTGCCCAAGACATCAACGAATCGCAGATGACGCTGACGCTGGTTAACGGCGCGAAGATAGGACTGTTCGGCGCGGATAACGCAGATGCGATGCGCGGCCTCGGGTTTAGCGGCCTGTATCTCGATGAGTACGGTGACTTTAAGCCCAGCGTATTCGGTAATGTGTTAAGACCGGCTCTTGCTGACAAAACCGGATGGTGCGTTTTTGCGGGCACTCCGAAGGGACGCAATCAGTTCTACGACATTTACCAGACCGCCCAGCGCATACCGGATGATTGGTTCCTGTTGCGCCTACCTGCCAGCGAGTCAGGGCTACTGCCACAGAGTGAACTTAACGCGGCAAAGGCACAGTTGTCGGAAGACCAGTACCTCCAAGAGTTTGAGTGCAGTTTCGAAGCAGCCATTATCGGTGCGTTTTTTGGCACAGAGATGCGACAGGCAGAGCCGCGTATTAACGAGCGTGTAGTCTTTGAGCCGGGGTATCCGGTACACACAGCATGGGACTTGGGCTACCGCGATGACACCGCAATATGGTGGTATCAGGTCGTGGGCGGCGAGGTGCGCGTCATCGACTTCTACGCAGTCTCGGGTGCAGACATCCGCGCCATTGCAGAGGTAGTCGTTAACAAGGGTTACACCTACGGCAAGCATTACCTGCCGCATGACGCACGCGCCAAGAGCCTACAGACGGGGCGCAGCATCGTAGAGCAGTTGGCTGACCACCTCGGCATCAACCATTTGTCTGTGGTGCCGAACATCGGCTTACAGGATGGAATCCAAGCAATTCGCCAAATGTTGCCCCGAACTTGGTTCAATTCCGTAAAATGTGGCGACGGAATAGAGGCTTTACGCCAGTATCAACGAGAGTATGATGAGGACAAGAAAGCGTTCAGGGCATCACCCCGACACGATTGGACATCACACCCTGCCGACGCTTTCCGTATGTTAGCCGTTGCGTGGAGGGCTGAACCGTCCGCGCAGAGGCCGTTAGAGAGCAAGACCTTGATTGTTGGGCCACAGAATGAGGTCACGCTAAACGATATGTGGCAGGTTCACGAGCGTAGCGTCTCAAGGAGGGCGCGAATATGAGTGGCGTAAATCTTCCGTATCAATACCCCTACGAGACGGTCGCCGTTTCGCAGACCGCGCAGGTGCTTGGCACCAACGGCGCGGCAAACGATTACCTGCATCGCATCGTGGTGACGGTATCAACGGCGCTGACTTCAACCGTCAGCATCATCGACGGCAGCACGACCATCCTTTCCATCCCAGCGAGTACGGCTGTTGGCGTGTATGTCGTGGAACTTGGCCTCAACGCGGCTACCGGCCCGTGGAAGGTCACGACGGGTGCAGGCGCTGCCGTGCTGGCGGTTGGACTGTTTAGCAAATGAACCGTAAGCCCGGACTCTACGCCAACCTTCTAGCCAAGCAGGAGCGTATCAAGGCTGGGTCGGGTGAGCGTATGAAGCGTCCCGGTGAGCCGGGGCGACCGACTGCTGCTGACTTCAAGCAAGCCGCCAAGACCGCTAAACCCGAGAAGAAGGGTTACTGATGAGCGCAGCGTGGCAGCGTAAGGAAGGCAAGAACCCGAAGGGTGGCCTCAACGCCGCTGGTCGCGCATCGTACAAGCGTGAGACGGGTGGCACCCTCAAGCCCCCGGTGAAGGGCGGCGACAATCCTCGCCGCGCATCGTTCCTCGCACGCATGGGCAACATGGCTGGGCCGATGGAGAAGAACGGCAAGCCGACACGCCTTGCGCTTGCGCTGCGTGCTTGGGGTGCGTCGAGCAAGGAAGATGCGAAGGCAAAGGCTAGAGCCATCTCTGCGCGAAACAAGAAGGACTGACAGATGGACGAGACCGTTAGCCGAGAACTTGAGAAGTACCTGCGGGTCATCGGCACCTACGAGAACGAGTTTGCCAAGTGGCAGGCGCGGGTAAAGAAACTCGTCAAGCGTTACCGCGACGACACCAGAGGTTCAGGCGGCAACGAAACCGCCAAGTTCAACATCCTCTGGAGCAATGTCCAGACGCTTATCCCTGCCGTCTACGCCAAACTGCCGAAGGCTGATGTACAGCGCCGTTTCGGTGACAACGACCCCGTTGGGCGTGTCGCTGCACGGCTGGTCGAACGCGCCATCGACTTTGAGATTGAGCACTACCCCGACTTCCGCTCGACCATGAAATACGATGTCGAGGACAGGTTCCTCGGAGGTCGAGGCACGGCATGGGTGCGGTACGAGCCTCATGTTGCCCCCATTGGCGTAGAGGATGATGGCGTATCTATCACCTCTGCCATCGAACAGGGCGAGGGCGCACCGCCGCCGCTTGAGCAGATTGAGTACGAACGCGCCCCGGTCGATTATGTCCATTGGAAGGACTTTGGACACTCACAGGGCCGCACTTGGGAAGAGGTGGGTCAGGTATGGCGCTGGGTCTATATGACCCGTGAGGCGCTTGTAGAGCGTTTCGGCGAGGAAATGGCGCGTCAGATACCAACCGACCAAGGCCCGGAGACGCTCAACGCCTACCGCGACAGCAAGCGGCAGTACAACCTCGCCAAAATCTGCGAACTCTGGGACAAGGAGACGCTGAAGGTCTATTGGTTGTCGAAGGGTATGTCGCACTTCATTGATGTGCGTGACGACCCGCTCAACTTTGAGGGGTTCTTCCCCTGCCCGAAGCCGCTCTACGCCACGACGACCTCGGACAACCTTGTGCCTGTCCCCGACTTCGTGTTGTACCAAGACCAAGCGATGGAGTTGGACATCCTCTCTGACCGCATCGATGGTCTGGTCAAGGCTCTGCGTGTGCGCGGCGTGTACGATGCCAGCCAACCGGCGTTGCAGCGTTTGATGACCGAGGGCGACAACAATGCCCTCATCCCGGTGGACAAATGGGCGGCGTTTAGCGAGAAGGGCGGCTTGAAGGGCAGCGTTGACCTGCTGCCGCTCGACACCATCGCGCAGGCGCTCATCCAATGCTATCAGGCACGCGCTGACATCAAGG